TGATCGTGGGAGATCCAAACCTAATCACACCAACAACTTTATTGGTAGTATCTTCAGTTACAATCCACTTAATTGTTCTTCCTGGAATTGCTTCTTCAATTGCATTAGAAGCAGTCATATTTAAAATTTCAGAATACAATTCTTGATTGTATTTTGTTTTCGGTTTAGAACTAGTATCAACCTCATGAATTGTAAAAGACATATCATTTGGTTGTACTGAAAAGTCAGAAAATATTTCATCTTCAGGACCAAATAATTTTCCAGAAGAATTTTGAATTCTGCTTTGTTTTACAAATCGCATATAATCATCAATGCGATTAAATTTGGAATAATATTCTATAAATTGGTCTGCTGCCCAAATAGCATCACTTTCAGATAATAAACTCATACAATTAAAAACTGCGTTTCATACTCAATAAGTTCAGTTGGTGTTTCAATGTAGTTACTAGCGGGTTTCATATCTTTATTATACCACTTCGAACCTTCTGCTTTTTCTAACAACTGAATATTTAAATGTTGATACTTTTGATCCGTATGAGCATATATTTTAAACTCATTATTCCTATTAGAAGTCAAAAATGAGAGACTTCTATTTTCTTCTGGAGTAACAATAATAGTTGTACATGCCATAATGAACAATTCTCGATAATGATCATAGTCATTCAGATACTTATCAGAATTATCCATGATCATTCTTCCAATAAATTGTGGAGAATAGCAATGATCTTTACAAAGAGCCCATTCTGGTTCTTGTTGTTTCTTTTGTACTGCTTCAACACTAATCAATCCAGAAGGAATTGAAAGAGAATGTACTGTATTATAAAATGAATGTGTAATTGCACGAACAGTATCTTTACAATTTCTACTCGTAAACCATTCATTTACATTTGCTTTTAAACTATTAAAAGCAATCCTACAGTAAGTTTCGACACGATACTTTTGCTTCGGTTGCAGTTTAGAAAAATTAGACTTCATAATCAGTAGGATGGTACTTTAAATACTCAAGAAAGGTCATTTTCATTTCTTTCTGCGTCATGCCGCAATGCTTTGCAGCAGCAGGAAGAGTCATTTTAGCACGAAACAACGCTTCGTTTGATTCTTTTACATTCTCAGGAGTGGTCTTAACACGTTCTTCTTTTAAAGACTTATAATCAATTTTTAACAAACTCATTTAAACTCACACTCCACCATAATTTCAGTTAATGCTGCTAGGAGGTTAATTTCTTGATCAGCCACGAACGCACATTGGTATTGATACTTAGCAATAACAAGAACGGCAGCAGGGATAGACTGGGGCGAAAGGCAATCATAACAGGCGTCATACACCCTACGAAGTAAACTAGAAGCATCGTTGTCCAAGTTGGAGACCACCCACTTTCGGACTTCTGAAAAGTTTTTGTCTTTGAGATTTTTAATGAGTTCATTTACTGTGATGTCTGAAAACGATGCAAGAATTCCTGAGTCAATTTTACCCCCCGTAGAATATCTTTGACATTCGTTGAGGACTCTACGGAAATCTGGGAAGTGTTTGGTAACGAGTTCAACAACGACTTTTTGATCATACTCAATCCTTTCCGTATCCAAGATTGTTTGAAGTCGTTGAAAGAAACTTCCCGCAAGTTGAACTCTTTGCTTCCCCTTGATTGTGAAGTCGATGACTGCACATCGGGAATGAAGGGGTTCAATGATTTTGTTCTTGTAGTTACAGGTGAAGATGAATCGGCAGTTGCTATAAAATGCCTCAATATTTGCCCGTAGTAGGAGTTGTACATCGTTGCCTGTGTTATCCGCCTCATCGATGATGATGACTTTATGTTTAGAAGATCCCGTAAGTGAGACGGTCGAAGCGAAGTTCTTTGCTTGGTTTCGTACAGTATCCAAGAAACGTCCTTCGTCGGATCCGTTAATGACATAATAATCTGCTCCCAGTTCGTTACATAATGCTTTTGCGATTGTAGTTTTGCCAATACCAGGAGGTCCAGAAAGAAGAAGATTTGGAATCTCTCCTTTCTCTACAAACTCCTTGAATGTTTTTTTAGTATCATCAGGAAGAATACAGTCATCAATTACTTGAGGTCTGTATTTTTCACAGAATAAGAATTCACTTGCCATCATTAAATCCAATCAGTTTTTTCAAATAAGAATCTGGGACAACTTCCCACCATTCATTCCCATCAAAAATATACACAGTACATGTATATTTGTCAAGGAAGAAATCACCTTTTTTGTATTTTATACCCATTCTGGACGCCTTGACGGCATACGAAGATAATTAGATGCAACCCAAGGTTTGGATGCGATATACATCTTGTAAGCAGTAAAAGTGTCAATGCTTGTGTCAAGTTTATACTCATCAGGCATTGCACGGGCAAATGGTGTAACTTCTGTAATCTTCCCCTTAGGAAAAAGATAATAGGCATCTACAAGTGTCTTGTAGCACGAATGAACTTTATTATAACGCAAAGTGTACTCGTCACACAAATTCAATCCGTGCTTAATCAACCAATAAGCATTGTGGATATTTTCCAGTGCCCATTTGGTGCAAGGATGATTGCGAAAGGCACCCTTTTCGGTACTGTAAGGGGTTCCGTCAGTCTTAGGAAGAGTGCCATACCCGTACCCCCATTTGTCAGAAGCGATGATAGAGAGCATCTGACAACACTCTAGAGGCATCTTGACGATGTGCTTATCAGGAAGACAAATGGCACTTTCAGCAGGCCAGGGGGAAGTAGCAAAGATGTTCATGATCAGAAACAATACTTTTGAAGAACGTACTTAACTTGATCTGGTTTATCTTCCATCCAATATGCTTCTCGCTCAGTAGAAATAACTTCACTACCTCCAATCGAATAAGAAAGTTTTAAATCATTCTTCCTAACATCAGAAAGATGCATTTTGGAAGAAGAAATCCCAAATGGTTTTATTTCTTTCATATTTTGTTTACATGCCTGAGCAACGTGAACAGATTCATGAAAGAGAGTTTCGTTTACATAATACTTGGGATTTCCCTTTGAAACAATTTTATCGGTACAAAACACCATAGTTTTGGTTGTGTTTTGATACCATCCAAAAATGTCATATTTTCGACAAATTGGAGTGTTTTCAACTACCCGAACTTTTTTTGAAATCATGTTATAGATTTCAGTACCTTCGGGAGAAAGATAAAGAAGAAAATGCATCAGTTGAAGACGGAATCAGGTTCCAGAGCAATATAATACTTCAAATTGTAGAAAGAATTCGTGAACTGTGACAGTAGTTTTTCTGACACAACAACGTCATAAGCACCTGGGATAATCTTAATGTTTTCAACCTTGAAGTTAAAAGTAAACTCTTTGTCAGTTTCACCAACTGTAATCGAATACTCATTTGAAGTATCATTCTTCTTATCACGAACAACAAGACGAATGACACCTGCTTCACCAACAGCACAAAGATCGGGAAGTTGATAAACCGCAGATGCTTTAACAAGTTTTTCTAAAGTAACACTATCAAGTTGAAAGCAAACATCCTTAGAAGGAAGTTGAATTTCCTTTTCTGGAGGAGAAACAATCACATTCGGATCTGCATAAAAATACTTAACCCTTCGCTTACCTTCACGAATTGTGATGTGCGAGTCATCAGTAAAATCGAGGTCAGGATCTTTATGAAGACTCAGACCATTCAAAAATTGATTCAGATCATAAACAGCAAATTCGCGTGGAAAATCTTCAGTAATTTCTGCTTCAGCAAGAATATTCTTAGCAACAGAAATAGTACGAAGTTTAGTACCTTGCTTTACAAGAATAGAATTATTAATTCCAGCAAAGTTCTTCAGAATAGTTAAAGTGTTATCAGAGAGTTTCATAGTTTTATCTTTAAGTTTCACTTATTTTCAATAAGATTAAGATGATTGATCAAGAGAATAGTATAGTGAAGAACTTTGAACAAATCAGCACGGGGAGTACCTTTTGTGTCGTAACGATCAATATACTTGGTTACATTACCAGCACAGAAACCTTCACGGCGATTGTGCTTGATCTTATCTAGGGTTTGCTCTTTGCCACCGCCAGTACGATCAACATAATGTTGTCGATAAGTGCTTGCAATATATTCTTCCAGTTGTTTGAGAATTTTATCTTCGTTATATTTCCAAAAACCGTTTTTGTTTGTATCTTCAGGCATATTCAAATTAAAAGTTATATTATCAGGAGAAGAGTAGGGATTTCCTGTCATACTAATTCCATCATAGTTCCAGTAATCCTGTGCCTCTGAAAATGAAATGGTATCAGTTTTAGATCCACCATAAATTGTGGAAAATTGAGACGTTTTTGGGATTGAACTTTCGTAAGTGCTCTCAAAGTTTTCAGACATTTTGTTTCATAGTAAAAGGACAAAAGAGGAGGTACATTAACCTCCTTACATTCTATCAGTTTGCTTGCTTCTCGTCAATATATTCTACAGTCAGTTCAGGACCAGTAGAAGGCATCTGGAAGTCAACATCCACTTTGTCATAGAGTTCCAGGAATGCTTGCTTGGTTTCGTCATCAAATCGGTTCACACACACTTGGATTGCCTTTGCCTTATCACCAAAGATACTGAAAGCACGAACAACATGAACCAAGCGGCGGGTGCTGATGATTTCCTCAATACCACCATCATAGAAGGTCTTGCGGATAATGTCTGCCCAATCCACCAGGCGCTTGCAAAAGTCACGATCCTTCACTCCAAGATCCAGAGCGATGCCTTCCAGGATCTTTTGCTCAGTAGCAGGAGCGGGATAGGACTGCTCAAAGGTTACAGGGAAACGCTCTAGGAACGCCTCGTTGAGCACGTTGGTGCCGATGAAGCGTCCGTCATCAGAACCTTTACCCTTGGTGTTTGCGGTGGCAAATACGTTGAATCCAGCAGCGGGTTTGACATACTTACCAATCTTCTTCAGGAAGACACCCTTACCTTCCAGAACAGATTGAAGGCACAGAATTTTGTTAGAAGCAAGGTCAATCTCGTCCAGAAGAAGAATCGCACCACGCTCAAGTGCTTCAATCACAGGACCATTATGCCAAACAGTACCACCATCCACAAGACGAAAACCACCAATCAAATCATCTTCATCAGTCTCAATAGTGATGTTGACACGAATCAACTCACGACCCAGTTGAGCACACGCCTGCTCCACGCTGAACGTTTTACCATTACCCGAAAGACCCGTAATGAACGTTGGATAAAAAAGATTGGAAGAAATAATTTTCTTAATATCGTTAAAGTTACCAAACTTGACGAAGGTATCATCTTTATCAGGAATAAGGTTTTGTTCCACAGCAGGAAGAGCAGGAGGTGCTTGATAAGAACGTTCAATCTCTTCTACACGTTCTTGAGTCACTTCAAGATTCCAACGACCACGATCAGTTTTAAACTTCTCAAGGCGATTGGTTACTGTAGGATAAGAAATGCCCTTGGAAGCACAATAACCACGAACATCACCAGAAGAGAACTCTGTACCAAACAGAGATTTAAGTTCGGAAATGAGTTGTTCGTCAGTCACAGAAATTTTACGAGGCATGATGTAGTTAGGTGGTTTTGTTTTGAACTCCCATATTATACCCACAAAAAAGGGCACCTGTCGGTGCCCAGTGGACAGTTTGAAAAGTGGTCTAATTTACTTTTTTGTATACTTTTTTAGTCTTTTTAATTTCTACTACAGGTTCTGGAGCAGTTTCTACTACAGGTTCTGGAGCAGTTTCTACTACAGGCTCTGGTACTGGTTCTTGAAATAAATCTGTAAATCTACTCATTAATCCTAATAGAATTCTATAAAATTATTTATCAAGCAACAAGTTCTATAAACTCACCAAGAATACGCTTATTCATTTTTTTAGTCTTCAAACTCTTCACAAAAGCACTTTTAATTTGTGCCTTTGTGGCATCCTCGGCAACAGAAAATTCTGCTTCTTGAGAAAGAGCATTTGCAGAAAGACCAAAATAAGAATGATATCCAGATTTCTTGATAGTAAATGCTTTCTCCTTTTTCCAAGAATTCATCACCTTATCATACTCATCACCATAATACCCATAGTAACGGCGAATAAAATGTCCAGCATCACGAGACTCAAGAACACGAATACCAATAAAGTTAATGTCAGTAAACTTATCCCTCAAATTACGAAGAAGAACATCAGTAAAATCATAAAACTCACCATCACAAGAGTAAGTCATTCCTGTTTTACGATCCCGAATAAACGCATTAGGACCAATATGAGCGGTTCCCATATAAGGTTCTTCTTCCCATCGACGCTGAACTTCATGATGATACTTAAGAAGGGAACCTTCACCATCAGTTAGGACAACACACTGAACCTTTTGAAGTTTGTTTTCTTTCTGGAATTTAGGAAGAATTTGATGAAGAGCAATCATCGATTCATTCAAGGGAGTTCCAGAAAGAGTCAAACCTGGAGGAGTGCCGTAATAGCACTGATTATGATAAGCAAAAGAAACCGCAAGACGAAATACATTCAGCATTTGCTCTTCAAGCGTTTTGCCATTCACTTTACTGGTAAGAAGGTTCATCAAAGAGAACCATTCACCAACCTGAATAAGTCCATCTTTCTTTTCGTAAGAGAGTTGGCGAAGTTTTGCTTTACCGTTCTCGTCATATTTCACCAAAGGATAATCAGTGGTAAAAGCATAAACTTCAAAAGGAATAGAAACCTTTTTACAGAACCATACAAGATTAAAAAGTTGCTTGACGGTATCTTCCATTACGTTTGACATAGATCCAGACCAATCAAGAATGAACACCAATCCATGGTTCTTACCGTCAGAAAGAGTAGTTACTTTCTTGAACAAATCCTCATTATATTTGTAGGTGTGTAGTTTGGTGCAGTCCAAAACACCAGTCCGTGCCGTAGATGCCCGAGCATAAGAGTCTGCTGCTTTACGACATTCAAACTCTTTCACCAGATAGTTAACTTCCTTTTGAGCAGAACGTTTGAACTCGGCAAACTTCTTATCAACTGCACCAAAAATATCAGAATACTTCCACCCTTGATCCCCAAGGTAATTAATCCAATACTGTTTGCAATTAGAATGAATTTCTTCATTTGGAACAATTACCCTGTTAAGATCAAGTTGAGGCAATTCAAGATAAACATTCTCATACGAATCAGGATTGACAAGATCCTTCAGTGCCTCTTCCAGAGAGTCCATGGTTTTAACTTCTGGATCTTCATCCTTCTCTCCACCATCTTGAGTGTTTTTAGGTTGTTGTTGATTATTCTGTTCTGCGGGTTGTTCCTGCTGATCATTCTCACCTTCCTGCTGATCAGTAAAATCGGAAGCAGGTTGTTGACTTGCACCACTATCCTGAGACTCCAGATTATCCATAGGAGTCTTGGTTTCTTCCTGTTGCTTATGCTTACAGTACTTATACAGTGCCTCTGCAGCAATCAGAACATCGGCAAAGGTTTCGGTTTCGGCAACCATGTTGATGATTTCAGTTTCTTCGCCAGGTTCAATAGGAATATTTACATAGTTACCGATCTTAAACCAAAGGTTTACGCGATCTGCAAGGTTATAGGTTTCCAGATCATCATCATCAATCTGGAAGAAGTCGTCATCAGAAAACTCTTTATATCCATTATAAAAGGTCTTGGAAAGACCAGGATAACGGCGCTTCATCATCTTCTCAATACGTGCATCCTCTACGATATTCACAAATTGTAGAGGAACCTTTACATTTTTGGTCCAATCCTCATCAGGAGTATAAAGAGCATGTCCAACCTCATGCCCCACCAGAAGATCATACACGGTGTTACTTGCCTTCTCCCACATCGGCAGAGTCAACACACGGGTATGAACGTTAAAGCAGGCAGTCTCTACTTTCTTGTGCTCAACCACAAGGTCTTCGGTGGCAAGAAGTTTGGCAAGTTGTGATTTAATTTCGTGGCGAACGGTCATGGGTTTATTGTGTATGGATTCATAATACAAAAAAAGAGGGTGGTAAAACCCTCTAGTGTGCCAGTTTGAAAAGTGGTTCAGTTTGGACGACGCTTTTGCATCATCTGCTTATTTTTCTCATCTCCAACACCAAGAACTGCTTTTGCAGCACCTTTTACAGCATGACCTACAGGATCTGCAAGATTTTTTTGAAAGTTTTTAGCACCCTCTTCAGGAGATGTACGTGGATTTGAAAGCAATCTTCCTGCAAGTTTTGATGCTCCAACACTCAAACCCATACCCTCAACAATACTCTGCTTCCATTCTTCACTCATGGCAGTCATAATTGCTTCTGCAGATTTTTCATTACCTGCAAATCCACCGTCAATAATGTATTGAATTAAATACTCTTCTTTCATTTTAGTCGAATACTTTTTACCACCATAAGTAAATGTTGTTGGAACTGGATCTCCAATTCTCTTTGCCTCCCTTTCTTTTCTTTTTGCCTCCCTAAAAGCATCATCAAAGGTAGAACCAATCTTACGAGGGCCAACTTTTAAACGACTACGAATCTGTCCTGTTGGTTTATCCGTAGATGGTGCATCCATAGTATTATAAACATTTGTCTTTATACTCTTCCTCAATTCAGCATCACGTCTACTCTTTTCACTCTTTAATCCTTGATCAACTGCTGCTGTTCCAGCAGCTGCTGCACCTACAATTCCTGCAGTTTTTAGATTTCTCGATAAAGAAGAACTTGGTGATTTTGACGGACCACCAGAAGAAGATGATCCTGTTGCATATTTTTCCAAACCTGGATATTTCATATTTCCAGTTTTTTCTGTAGGTGATAAAGTAGCCCGAACAGTTTGTGTCAAACCACCCCCTTTAGATGGTTTTCCACTCCCAGAGGTAGATGTCTTTGATGTTGGTTTAGGTGCCTTGGTACGAACCAGTGCTCCTGCAGGTTCAGCAGACTTTGTTGCTTTAGGAAGTGCTTCTGGTTTAAAGGTTGGTTTAGGTGCCTTGGTACGAACCAGTGCTCCTGCAGGTTCAGCAGTAGATGATTTAACCTTAGGAAGTGCTTCTGGTTTAAAGGTTGGTTTAGGTGCCTTGGTACGAACCAGTGCTCCTGCAGGTTCAGCAGACTTTGTTGCTTTAGGAAGTGCTTCTGGTTTAAAAGATGGTTTAGGTGCCTTGGTACGAACCAGTGCTCCTGCAGGTTCAGCAGACTTTGTTGCTTTAGGAAGTGCTTCTGGTTTAAAGGTTGGTTTAGGTGCCTTTATACTTGCAGTTGTTTTTCCTGCCGAAGGAAGTGCTGGTCTAGATGGCGTACCAGATAATGCCTTAGTAGAAGATACTTTAGGGCCAGAAGGTTTAGATGGACTTATACGACTGCTAGGTGCTGTTGGTTCATTCCAAACATTAGTTGTAATTTTATTTGCACCTTTTGGTGCAGTTCTAACAGGAGTTGCTTTTACTGTTCTAACTATTGGTGCTGGAGATGGTGCAGTCTTTGCAATAGTTTTTGCAACTTTAGCAGCTGATACTGGATTTAATGCTGTACTAGTAATGAGAGAATCAGTAGCTGCAGTTTTTAATGGCGTTTTTGCTCTTTTTGCAATAAATCCTGCTACTGCTTTTGCACCTTTAATTAAAGAACCCAGTCCTGCCTCATTAATAATTTCGATCATTATTTGATCAGATTCTTCTTTACTATATCCTTCACTTAAAAGATATTCTAAAATTTGATCATAGTTATCAACTTCTTCAACTGATTCTATCTGAACTCTATTATAAATTTGCTTATAGGCATTTGCCAAATCTATAAATTCCTTATCTCTCATTTTTATAAAGACTTTTTAGATATTTATATAAAAAAAAGAAGCACCTCCTAAGAGACGCTTCTTGAGTGCTTGGCGACGTGCTTTTGCTTGTCGGAGTGCTTGCGGTTTCAGTTTTCGCTTTTGCTCCTTTTTACTGTGATGTTGCCAATTTGGAAGTTTCATTTTTCTGTTTGTTTATGTTTCTACCTTATATGAGAATCCATTGCGCTTGTCAAACTTTGTGACACTTTCAAATTTGTCCTCAAGACCAGTCTTATGGGAAATGACAAAAATATTAGCATCTTTAATGACATAACGAATAATCTTAAGAAACTCTTCTGTCCCAAATCCATCAAGAGATGAATCAAAGACTTCATCCATAATCAGCAGATTGGTATTCACAGAATTTTTAAGTTTAGCAACTTCCCTCCAAGTAAACAGTAGAGATAAATCTACTCTCATTTTTTCACCTTCTGAAAAAGAAGAATACGAAAAGTTTTCATGAATTGGAGATTTAATTGTTTCGTTAAACTCTTCATCTAAATGAAAATTAATATAAAAATCCATCATTTGAAGATAACGATTCACCTGCTGATTTATGAACGGAAGATACTTCTTAATGATCTTCGTCTTTACACCATCATCCTTGAGTAAGGAATAGGCAAAATCGTAATGAACGATTTGTTGTTTTTTGTCTGAAAGATATTCAATTGTATTTTGGAGATTTTCTTTAAATTCTTCTAGTTTCTCATGTTCAGAATTTCTGTTTGCAAGGTTCTTGGTAATAGTTTGAATTTCAGATTCAAGTTCTCGTATTTGTCTCTGGTTGAGGGAAATCCGAGTATTGTTTTGAGAAATCTCATGATTGAGTTTTGTAATCTCCTTGGATAGAACTATAAATTGACGCTCTCGTTCTTTTTCTAATTCTATTACCTCCTCAAGTTCTTGAAAACCTTTCTGGAGTTCCTTTGCTTTATTTTGAGCGTCTGTAATTCTATTTAATCTAAATTCTTCTTCTATAGTTTGAGTACAAGTAGGGCAGACCGTATTTTCTGTAAAAAACTTATGCTCTTTAGTAATCGTAAATACTTTTTGAGATAGTTTACCCTTCAGATTGTTCAGTTTTACTAACTTATCATCAGCACCATTCACTTCTTCAAGATCTTTTTGACGATCTCCCAAACTAATCGTTATAGAATAATTATCTGATTCATAGTTGCCAATTTCTTTATCTAAATTGACAATCTTTTCTTTATTGGCATTTATATTAGCATTTCCACGATTTTCAAGTTCTTCGATAAAACTCTCTTGCATTTTAATTTTATCTTTAAGATTATCTTTTTTCAAACTTAAAGATTTAATTTCTTCCTTTTGCTCTTTAATTTTATCTTTAACTAGAGTATTCATAGCAGAAAAAATACGAATATCTAAAAGATCTTCAATCACCTCACGACGATTTGAAGATGTAAGTTGCATAAAAGGAACAAAATTACTACTACCTAAAATAACAATTTGAGTAAAAGATTTATAATTTACTTTTAAAATATTTTCTTCTAAAATTCTTTGATTTGCCCGATCATCTGATTCCTTATGAAGTGGCGCACCATTTACTTCAATATCAAAAATACTAGGTTTGATTCCGCGACGAACCAAGTAATTTTTACTATTAATTGAAAATTCAATCTCAACTACACAATCTTTTTCATTAGTACTATTAACAAGTTGAGGTTTTGTAATTCCCCTGAAACTTTTGTTAAAAAGAACAAAAGTAAGAGCATCTAACATTGTACTCTTACCAGAACCGTTAGTACCAATTATAAGATTTGTATTATTTTTTCTAAAATCAATCTCTGTAAATTGATTTCCAGAACTTAAAAAATTCTTGTATTTAATCTTGTGAAATAACAACATTTTTTGGAGGAATTACAATATCATTGGGGGTAATTATAGAATACTTGTAATTATACAATTTACAAGTTTTTATTGCGAGTTCAGCATCAACTTCAACAATATCCATTTCTTGATCTTCTTGGTCCTCAAGCATTAAAGCATACCTGGTAGCATCATCTTCTTCTTCAAAAAGAAACAAAACTTTATGCCCATACTGATCTTGAACTGCATATGCGCCATCATCTTTTTTATCTTTAAGAGTGAGAAGAAACATGTTACTCTACTTGCGATGCTTGCTGGTAAAGATCTTGAAGAATATTTTTTATGGTACTTTTATCAAAATCAAATTCAGAATCATCAATGTAACGATTTAAAAGTGATAATGTGTTTTCATCTTCATCAACTTTAAAATTTTCACTTTCTTGAATTTCGAAATTTTCAATGATTTTCAACTCTTGTATTCCAACATTATAAAGTTTATCAATGAAGTTTTCAAAATCTTTTGGTTTGGATTTTTTACGAACAATCACTTTAACAATTTTATTTTTATATTCTGTTGCATCAAATATTTGGTATGGAGTATCCTCATAGTAAATATTATAGAATAATTTATAA